TGCTTTTGAAACATTTAGCTTTAAAGTTAATGACATAGGTCTACCAGAGATAGTTGGAGATTTATATAATCCCTTAAAAGGTGTAAGTTTTTAGTATGACAGAATTTTTAGAAGTATTAGGTAAAAATCATAAAGAGTGGGTAGATTTAGCAAAGAATTTAGGCGCAAAAGATTATGCAGAGGATATAGTTCAAGAAGCATATATTAAAATAACTAAATATGCACATAAAAAAAATGTATATAGTAATGGTAAATATTCTAAAGCTTATATGTATTTTACTATTAGGTCTGTGTTTATAGATTATATAAGAACCAAAAAAAATATACATAAGATACAAATAGAAGAATTCTATAAAGACAAAGACTTTAATGAGATTCCAGAGAAAGATATGCATAAGTTTACAGCTACTGATGAAATAAAAAAAGAAGAAGCGTTTTGGAGATTATGCGAGAAGATGGATAATGAGTTAGATAATTGGCATTGGTACGACAAAAGTATTTATGAATTATATAGAGATACAGATTTAAGTATAAGAGGTTTATCAAGTGAAACTAAAATAAGTCCAGTTAATATATTTCACACACTAAAAAAAGGCAAAGATAAAATAAGAGATAAGTTTAGTGAAGACTACGAAGATTTTAAAAACGAAGACTACAATTTAATATGAAACCACCAAAAGACAAACGTACTAAAGAGTACAAAGAATGGAAAGCAAATTACGACAAACAATCAAAAGGTCTAGGAGATACTATTGCCAAGATAACTAAAGCTACTGGAATAGCTAAAGCTGTGAAGTTTATAGCTGGAGAAGATTGTGGCTGTGATGAAAGGCAAGTAGCTCTTAACAAGGCATTTAGATATAAAAGACCAAAGTGTTTACTAGAAAATGAATACGTTTATTTAAAAGAATGGTTTGCATTAAACAGAACAAGAGTAAACCCATCAGAACAAAAACAATTATTAAAAATATACAACAGAGTATTTAATGATAAAAAAGTAATGACATCTTGTGGGAGTTGTATAAGAACTATAACTAATGAATTAAACTCTTTATATAAAACTTATGGAAATTAGACCACGTATTAACGGAAACAAAAAAGCAGCTTACGAGAACATAACCAAGAAAGAAACAAGAGTACTTGTTATAGGAGACTTACACGAGCCATTTTGTTTAGATGGATATTTAGAACATTGTCAAGAAACTTATGCAAAGTACAATTGTAATAGAGTTGTGTTTATAGGAGATGTGATTGATAATCATTATAGTTCTTATCACGAATCAGATGCTGATGGTTTAGGTGGAGGGCAAGAGTTAGAACTTGCTATAAGTAAAATAGCTAACTGGTACAATGCTTTTCCTAAAGCACACGTAACAATAGGAAATCACGATAGACTTATAATGCGTAAAGCACAAACAAGCGCAGTACCAAAGAAATGGATAAAAGCTTACAAGGATGTGTTAGAAGTTCCACAATGGAAGTTTGTTGATAGAGTTGTAATTGATGGTGTACAGTATATACACGGAGAAGCTGGCACTGCAAGAACTAAATGTAGAGCTGATATGCAAAGTACAATACAAGGACACTTACACACACAATGTTACACAGAATGGTATGTAGGTCAAAACTTTAAAATCTTTGGTAGTCAAGTAGGTTGTGGGATAGATGCAACTGCTTATGCTATGGCATACGCTAAAAGAGGAAAGAAACCAGCTATTGCTTGTGCAGTAGTGTTAGGAGGACATACAGTAATAAACGAACTAATGGAATTATGAAAAATAAAAAATACACAACCAAAGAAAGATTTAAAATACTTGAATCTACAGTAGCTACTTTATATGTAGCAATAGAAAAGCTATCAAGGAGAGTTGATGTTGTTGATGAATTCCTAATTAAAGCAACAAAAGATTTCAAAGAAGATGAAGTACAATAATGATTTTAAATATGATTTAAAGGTAGGTCAAGTAAAAGAAGAAGAACTTGGTAATATTTTTAAAAATAAAACAATAGAAGTAAAGTACGATTTACAAGCTCTTGAGACAAAAAACATATATGTTGAATATATGAGTAGAGGGAAAAAATCTGGTATAAGCACAAGTCAATCAGATTATTATTGTTTTTGTATTAGTAATACATTTCATTTAATTGAAACAAAAGAATTAAAAGAAAAATGTAGAAAGTATCTTAACACCGATAGAGATAAAAAAGGTGGAGATAATGACACATCAAAAGGAATATTATTACCTATAAATGAATTGTTTTAAACAAAATTGTTTATATTTACACAAAACAAAACATAATGAAAAAAGAAATAACAGTAGAATATGATAACATAGCATTAGTTGTTGTAGGAGAATATCAAAAAGGACAAGATGGAAGTTATATGTATCCAGATTTCAGTAGTGATTTTAATTGTTTTAAAGTGTTATGTGGAGGACAAGACATTATAGACATATTAGAACAAGAAGTAATTGATGAGCTAGAGAATCAAGCTATAGAAATAATTGAAGAACAATGGTAGTTTTATTTGATGCAGACAGTTTAGTGTATTCTTCTTGCTGTGGTGTTGATGACATACTAGATGAAGCTATAGGAAAGTTTGATGAGATATTTATGTCAATTGTAAATAGACTAGAAGAAACCTACCAAATAGAAAGAGTAATTACTTTTAACAATAGCAAAGGTAATTTTAGAAAACTACTAGACCCAAACTACAAAGCAAACAGAAAGAAACAAGAACATCCTAAATTACTATTTGAGATGCACGAACATATCCAAGAGATATATAGCACAAAAAGTTCTTATGGTGTAGAGACAGATGATTTGGTTGCAACGTATTGGAAAACACTAACAGACGAATTAGGACACAACAATGTAATAATAGTATCACTAGATAAGGATTATAAGCAACTACCTTGCCTTATGTATAACTATCACTACAAACACCAAGAGATAATAGATATAAGTCCTTACGAAGCCTTATATAACTTCTACGAGCAAATGATAGTAGGAGATAGTGCAGACAATGTAAACTACTGTAAAGGATATGGAAAGGCATACGCAAAGAAATTGTTTAAAGATTGTGAGACACATTATCAATTTACTAAAAAGACATACGAGTTATTTAAAACAATATATAAATCAAAAGCAAAGTTAAAATATATACAATGTTATAACTTGCTTAAATTAAGAACTGAATGAGATGGTTTAGACCCTTAAAAAAAGATAAGCCTAATAAAAAACAAAGAGCTGCAAGAAGAAAACAAAAAGAAAGGTTTATAGAAGAAGATAGAAAACCTAATATAAAAAGAAATGGGGTTTTGATAAAAAAAGATAATAATGAATTATAGAAAATTATATGAAGAATATCACGATTTAAAAATACCAAAAGATTGGGATATACATCATATAGATGCTGATAGAGAAAACAATAAAATTGATAATCTAATAATGTTGCCATCTAAATTACATCAAGCATTACATAATCATATTGGTTTATTGCCGAAAAGACAACTTAAAGTTTTAAGGAGGTGGTATAAACAAAAAGCTATATATTATACTCCTTATTTTTTAGGAAAAGAAATAAGAGAAGTAGTTAACTCTATGAATCTACCAAAAAGAATACAAAAAAGAAATAAAAAATATATAGAAAATAAAAGAAAATTATATAAAGAATATTTAAAAAAACATAACAAAAAATCTAACAAATTAATAGATAGTTTATATGAAGATATTGAAGTAGAAATAAATAATTCTTTTGAGTGGATGCCAGATAACAATAAAATAAATTATAAATTAGCATTGAATGAAATTAAATTAAAAGATATTAGAGAGAATGTAATAGAAAATATAGAGGAAGAAAGAAAACCCAGAGTAAAAAGGAATGGAGTATTAATAAAAGACAACAACAATGAGAGCAAGCCAACCACACTATGAAAACGGAAAAGGATATGATGTTATAGACTTTATCAAAGACTACAACTTAAACTTCAATAGAGGAAACATAATAAAGTACATAAGCAGAGCAGACAAGAAGAATCACGAACTAATGGATTTACTAAAAGCTAAAGACTATCTTGAAAGAGAGATTGAATATGTACGAAACACAAGGACTCAAGAATGATATAATATATCAATTTTACTACATCACATTATACGACTACGAGAAAGGAACTGAATTAGACGAATTAAGAATTATCTTATACGACTATGAAGACAAAGAAATGTACTTGGAATGTGAAGGAATTAAATTAGCAATAGAACAAATAGAATTTACACAATTAATAAAAAATATAATAGATGACAACGAAAGAGATTAAAGAGTTAGTAGAAGGAGAATTAGGATATAGAATAAATGTAGACTCCAGAAAAAGAGACATAGTCTATGGAAGAGCTATATACTTTAAGATATGTAAAGACAGAACAAACCTATCACTAAAGAAAATAGGAGAAACACTAAACAAAGACCACGCATCAGTATTACACAGCATAAACAACATATTCCCAGCATTTGAAATGTATAATCCTAAATATATGGAAATATACAATAGAATAATAGCAACAGAAGAATACATACCTAAACACCAAAAACTAAAAACACTACAAGAAGAACATAGAAAACTAGAAACAAGATTTAAGTTTTTAAAAAAAATAAAAATAGACCCAAAGTTAAGACCTATATTAGAAACAATACAAGAGATACCAGAAGAACAATTCCCAGTAGCAGAATATAGAATAAAAAGAGTTATTAATAGATTAAAAGAATTTGAAGAATAAACAAATGAAAACAGTAAACTCTTTAAGTGGTGGTAAGACTTCAAGTTATATAGCTGCAAATTACCCAGCAGATTATAATGTATTTGCATTAGTAAGAACAGAAGACAAAAGTTGTTTATTTCCAGATTCCAAAATAAGACAACAAGTTAGCGATAGATTAGGAACTGATTTTATAGGCACATTAGAAGATGATATGATTATTTATACTATGTTAGATTTAGAACAATACATCGGTCAAAAAATAGATTGGGTTACTGGAAACACTTTTGATTATGTAGTTAAAAAAGGAGGAGGAACACTACCTAATGTTACTCGAAGATATTGTACAACTGATATGAAATTAAAACCAATATTTAATTGGTGGCAACAAACAATAAACAAACCAGCAGAATTTAGAATAGGCTTTAGAGCTAATGAACAAAGGAGAGCAAACACAACACTTGAAAAAACAAACGACAAAGGACTTTTAGAAATGAAAGCAATTGTTGGAAAAAGAAAGACACAAAATAAATGGGGAATCATAGAATGGCAAAAACCAACATTTCCATTAATAAAAGATAATATATATAAAGACAACATAGAGGAATATTGGAATGACAAAGATGTTAGATTTGCAAAAATAAATAATTGTGTTGGTTGCTTTCATCAAAATTTAATATTAACAAGAAAAAGATTTGATTGGCATCCAAATAAAATGAATTGGTTTATATCTAAAGAAGGAGTTAAACACCCAGACGATTGTTGGAGAAATGGAAAAGATAAAATAAAATATAAGGATATAAAATCTTGGAATGTTCAAACTGAATTGTTCGAAGATGACTTTAAAGATTGTGATTCTGGATATTGTGGAGTATAACAAAAACAAAGATATTTCGTTATATAAAAAATAATTAATAATAATCTTTTTTAATTATGGATAAAAGAAAAAACAACGGAGGACATACAACTGCTGGTAGAAAGCCTAAAGCAGAGGAGGTAAAGTTAATTGAAAGACTTACACCATTAGAACCTCAAGCTTATGCAGCTCTAAAAAAAGGAATAGAATCTGGAGAGTTTAAGTTTATACAAATGTTCTATCACTATTATGCTGGCAAACCAAGAGAAACAAAAGACATCACACTAAATACTGAACAACCTTTATTTAATATTGTTGATTAATGTTTGTAGTAACAACTGCAATTAAAAAACTTCTTAAACTTAAGAAACGTAAAAAGATAGTTCAAGGTGGAACATCTGCTGGTAAAACGTTTGGTATACTACCTATCCTCATAGATAGGGCTATAAGAACTCCTAACGTAGAAATAAGCGTAGTTAGTGAATCTATACCACATTTGCGTAGAGGTGCTTTAAAAGACTTCCTAAAGATTATGATGATGACCAATCGTTATAATGATATGCAATATAATAAGTCAATGCTTAAGTATAAGTTTGCAAACGGAAGTTACATAGAGTTCTTTAGTGTTGAATCAGCAGATAAGTTAAGAGGAGCAAGAAGACACACACTATATGTAAACGAAGCTAACAACATACCTTACGAAGCATACAACCAATTAGCAATAAGAACATCTGGAGAGATATGGATTGACTTTAACCCTACCTCATCATTCTGGGCACATACAGAACTACAAGGCAAAGATGATGCAGACTTTATTAAGCTAACGTATTTAGACAACGAAGCATTACCAGACACAATTATAAACGACATAGAGAAAGCTAAAGAAAAAGCAAAGTCATCTACATATTGGAATAACTGGTGGAATGTATATGGACTAGGAGAGATAGGAAGTTTAGAAGGTGCTTGTATAAAAGACTGGAAACCTATTGACTTACCAGACGAAGCAAGACTACTTTGTTATGGAATGGATTTTGGATACACTAACGACCCTTCTACTTTAATAGCACTTTACAAATACAACAATGCTTATATATTTGATGAGGTCATCTACCAAAGAGGATTACTAAATAGTCAGATAAGCAACTTACTTAAAACACACCAAGCAAAAGAAATCATATATGCAGATTCAGCAGAACCTAAAAGTATTGCAG